ATCGCATATCACTTTTTCTACTGGAATGCAATGAAATACTCGTGTTTTTGCATTCTCGACAGCTGAAAGTTTAATAACTGCATCTTTTAATTTCGAATTACTAAGAGAAACAAGTCTCTCTCCTTGATTAGCACAAAGCAATTTCTTTATCACTCTACTCTTCAGGCGTTTTCCATTGATATCATCTATAAACGAAATATAGCCATCCTCGTTTTGTAAGAAATGCTTTTTCTTCGAACAACCAGGAATCTCATTCCATGGTAAACCGCTTGCCTTATCAAGTTCCATTCCTGTACAGAAAGAGTTTTCTCGATCGCCATTTAAGCCGAGTTCGAGAAGAGCTTCCATATCGGATGGAGTTTTCTTTATATGACCAATTTTGTTGACCATTTCAATAGTAAGATGTTCCACACAAACAGCAAGAATATCTTTATCCATTGGAGGGAGTTCAGCACACATCACACTGTTAGGTATGAGTAATAAGCTCTTTTCACCTAATCCATTTTTTGGAACTTCGATCTTTATTCTCGAATCATTACCATCGAGAGGTCCAGGTTGAAGTTGTTCTTCGAACTGTTTGTAAAAAGGACTATAGTTCCAATGAGCTAAAGACTTATCCCCGGCAGGTTTAGTTTTGAATTTGTACTTCCCTAGAAATGTGCATTGTGGTCCAAAAGGTAAATCTGTTGGTAATCCATCAACTATCAATTTGCGGAAAGAATCTTCTTCTGCTCCATGTCGGGTGAACAACCGAATATCTTCTTTACGAAGGATCGCGGCGTACCAATTCGAAATTGTACCACCACAATGAAATCCGATTATTTTTGATTGATATCGGTCTTTATATGAAAGAATTAACCCTCCACAATCTCCTTTTCGGGCCAATGAGACGCTCATGTTCAATTGGGATATTTTAACGAATTCTGTTAACTGCGATGTTATAGAATCCTTGGTCCTTATGAACTTTGTTTTTATGCCTTCAATAGACACACGCCCAATAGCGAGAGATGAAGCAGAAGGTAAAAAACATAAACAAGATTGGTCATCCGTTATATCTCTCCAATTCTTTTCATCACAAAGATATGGCTCAATAGACCTAAACCTATCGACCATAGAAGCCATCATGCTACATTGACTTCTTATGCCTTTCGACATTAAGACGGACTTAAACCTATCTTTATT